GTGATTGCATTGCACAATGGCACACCGAACAGTATCAATCCGTCACATAACGATGGTGCTGTTCTTAAACCTGTCGCTGGAAATCAATGCGTTTCACAGACCCGCGGTCACGAGTGGTATATGGGTTCAGACGACGCTATTCATATGACGAGCAACGGTAACGTAAACAACGATACAGAACAGGGTCATACTTGGAATGTCACATGGTCTTTCAACGGAACTAACCTCACTGCGACATCAAGTCCGGATACTGGTTATAATCGACAGTTCGCATATCCGAACAATGCAAGTCCTTGTATCAAGATTCAACATCCGGCATCTTGGACAGAAATCGACGGTAGCGTTCATTCTTCAGATACTGGCGCATGGCTTATCAGCATACTCAACACTACTGATCCCGCAACTGGATAGGAATTGAACGGAACGCTTATAGGAACTGTTACAGTAACTGATGAGAATAGTTCGTTACCGAATTGTAAGAAGGTGTATGAGTTTTATCCTGCTAAAGATACAGTGTATAGTATCCATACAGTCAGTATACAGAAGGTTGTATTGTGTAGTAACATAAGCAACTCTACGGGAAATCCATCTCTATCTAATCCACAAACAATATGGCAAGCGAGCGACGGCGGTACTATTAAACTTCCGGCAAGTTTGACTGGAACCAAACTCGTCATTTTCGCAAATATTCCTCAATATATGAATGACGAAGTAAATTCTACTACATGGGCATCTAAAGTACATATACTTCCTGGCAATAATAACTTGTATAGTTATCGCTAGACTGGTACTAATTCGCGTTTCTACCTTGATGTTTGGCCGTGGTATACGAAAAAACTCAATGATGCTGGACGTTCTACTCATAATGCTACACACTACGTTACGGTTACTGTGGGCTCAATATACGACAGCGGAAGTTTTGGTAGGACTGACGCCAATGGTTATTGGATTTCTAAAAATTCAAATACAGCGAATCCATATCAGATAAAGATTGTGACATGCGACACTGAAATACAGCCTGACGACCCAAGCGGTACAGTATACACATTCAATTACACATTAGACGGTGTGATTGATTTAAAAGTCGGTAATAATGCATCTGATGGTTACAAAGTACTTGGTGTACACATAAATGAATCAACTACTATTCGTGTATGGCATACATAGATTACTAATGCTACAAAGAGAGAAACAAATCCTGTACCGAATTATACAGTTCCAGACGAACAGATAACTTCTTCTAATATTAGTTTCACTGATGGTGATGGCGGTACAATAACAATGCCAAGTACGGTAGATGTTCAAGTTAGTGCTTATCAACAAGATTCAGAAACTAATTTATATTACGTAGACGTTACATTAAGAAATACTGCGGATATGCCAAATTATGAAGAACTGTCGACAACATTGCAGATGAAAGTTACAATTGGCCGTCGTTCAGTAACAAGAGTATTCTATTTGGCTTATGCTCATCTCCAAGAAGCATTATTGAGAGAAGATATCGGCGATGGATCATCATACGAATATAATTATTTCTGGACGAACGAAGATGGAAGCGATCTTGGTCTCCCTTGTGCATACCAAAGCGATATGGATATTGAACTTGATTTTAATAGATATCCACAAGGTGATGCTGGCGCTGGATATGAAATTACTTCGATTGAGTTTGATTATCCTGGTACAACTAATGATGAACTCGGAAATATATTTTCTGGAACATTTACATCGTCAAATAATCATTGGATTGGACCGTCATTACCGTTGTTCGAACGCATACTTAACGGTATGACTACTCGCAACGGTTATCATCTTGGTTCATATGAAGAATATAACATCGTCATCACAACAGCAGATAATCATAAGTACATACAGAAGTTTTCATTGCCGACGTTGTGTATATTCAACGGCATTTGGATAGAACCATCATGTGCTTTGGAAATTGATGGAGTAACATATGGTCTGTTTATTCCAGAACACGATAATCAATTTACATTCCAGTTTAGACATCAGTATAAAAAATGGAGCACGACTCAAGAGACATTCATTCATCCGTAGACTAGTGATAGGTTGACTGCATCCAATGTTAAATTTTATCTATGTGGCGAAGACGGGACAGTAGTCAGTGAAACTAATGCTATACAAGTAAATAGTATGGATTATACGGGTTCTGATACTACATATAGTCCTTCATTAAATGTATACTGTACGATAAAACTTGTTACTCCGCCAAGTAGTGAAACAATGTACAAAGTTGTTATTACTAATACGACATGTCCAAGCGGTTCACCGTACTTATATGAAGATAATTATCTAGCAGTTAGTACTGATCCTGGCATATAGAGAGTACGTGAATTGTCATTCTTCTGTTTCGGAGGGCAAGAATGAGAACAGAATTTAATACAAAAGAAACGACTGCTCAAAAGAAGAGTAGTCGTTTCTTTATACTATTTCAAAGTATCTCATAATTATTTTCATTAACTCTCAACTTTCTCTAATCTCGCAAATAAATAAAGAAATTGAGTCTACTTCTCACGACAAACGAACATTAATTAACGATGGCTACATCTATTTTTGACCAGAAAATATTCAAACTTAACAGAATCAAGTACCAGGAACTGTGGGACGATGCAGTAGCATACGTCAAGAAGACATATCAGGCGAGCAATCAGTAGTTTACTCTCGCATCTCCTTTTGTGCAGTTGCTTTCAGTCATTCTTCATTTAGGCCGTATGATTCTATACTACATCGAGGATTCTGTGACATCACTCAACATTATGACTGCGAGCAGGCCAGATAACATTCGCGGACTTGCAATGCTGACCGGACATAAGTCGCAGCGTGTTATGTCTGCTAAGGCTGCTGCACGCATCAAATACACAGACAACGGAAACCAGGAAATCAACGGCAAGGTTGTCTACATTCCCAACAAACTTGCGATTCAGAATACTCTCAGCGGTATGTCTTACATCGTTCTGTTCGGTGCTGAGACTGCGAAGATGACGATGACAGCCGGAAACTATGTCGACTGTACGCTTCTTCAGGGTGTGATGAAGTATCAGAGAGTGACATCTAACGGTCGTCAGTTCCAGAGTTTCAATATTTCTGAGCGTAACTATCGTGAGATTGAGCAGTACTTTATTAATGTATATGTTAACAACGAGGCTTGGACGATAGTCGATTCAATTCTTGATATGTCATATAATCAGAAGGCTGTTATGGTTCGTACTGGTCTTACAAGCGGAATTGACATTTTCTTCGGAAACGGCGATTTCGGAAAGATTCCAGAAGATGGTTCGATGATTCTCGTAGAGTATGTCGTCAGCGACGGTATCGGAGGAAATGCTCAGGCTACTTATATGAACAATGCGGGCAATCCCTGGAAATTCAGCGGAGTCGGCTATATGGAAGATAACTCAACTGTTCAACTCAACGGCAACTTCTCGATTGAATTGGTTACTGACTTGATTTTCGGCGCTTCTTCTGAAGACATTGGTCTGACGCAGTTGATTGCTCCGCATACATCTCGTGCTTTCGTGCTTGCAAATGAGACCAACTACAAGTATTTCTTGCAGCGTACTGGTATGTTCTCTTCTGTTGAGATTATCAAGGGATATTCTTCTCAAGACGCTAATGCATCTGCGAAAATTGCATATAGCAAGGCTCAGCAGGAGTACGATGCTTATTATGATCAGTGGCAAGAAGCAGTTGCTCAGTACGGAGAGGCTTCAGAACAGGCTCAGGTTCTTCACGATCAAGTTGAGAATGCTTTGAATGATATGACTATTGCCAATCAGAAGATAGAAGACACTGATATGCCGGACAACACAGTTTATCTGATGTTGATTCCCGATATTACAAAGCGTATCACTTCTTCAGTGAACTATTTCACTTGCAATGAATCGCTATTCGTTCTGACACCGGACGAGCAGTATAACATCTTGCAGATGATTGAAGATTCAGGTCAGAAGATTATCACGATGGAGAATCGTATCATGCAGCCGAAGACACCTCGTTTCGCTGTCAATGCGAATGTGAAACTCTGGGAGGGTTATGATGTGAAAGACGTATACAGTAAAGCGCTTGATGTTCTGAGTAAGTACTTCATCAATAATACTCGAAAGGACATCATTCCTCTGAGCGATATTACAGCACTCTTTGAGAATGTAGAGGGTGTTGACTCCGTACGTGTGTGGTTCGATGCTGACGTACGTAACTCTGAAATCTATCAGGAAGATGAGTTCTACGGCATTGATGAATTTGGTGATGTAGTCTTGACACGTCGTTATACGAGTTCGAACGGAAATGCAAGAAAGGTTCGTGACATTCTGCCTTTGTTCAGAGGCGGTTTCACTTCACCAGACGGAATTGAGTATTCTGACTCTCAGTCGTTTGAGAATCGTTCTGCGTTCAATATGACTCTGACTGCGTACACACGCAACAAGAGACTGTCGACGACAAACCCGATTGACTAATTCAACTAATCAATTAATCAATAATTGAGTATAATAATTAAAGAGATATGATTAAAGAGATATATTGCAAACTGACGAGTGACCCGAACTACGAGAAGAACATCGAGTCGACTGATGAGATTCAGAACATTTTGACTTAGATTCGTACTGTTCTCGGTACGAAGAAAGGCCAGGTTCTCGGTAGTTATGATTTCGGTATCAATCTGGACGATTATCTGTTTCAGTACAATATCGACAAGGCTATCGTTCTGTACAATATCAACCAACTCCTGGCATCGTATGTTTACTACGATCAGGTGAAGTATGACATCTATGTAGATGTTGAGTACGGTCACGATGATGAAGCGACAAGCGATTATGCAGTTGTCAACGTGTTCATCAATCAGAGGCCGTGCCTTGGTATTCTCGTCAATCAAACTTGATACTACTTATATAATATTATGCCGAAGATAAAGAACAAGACATCGTTTACGGAATATACAGACCATATGTACGACAACATCAAGGGTGACGGCTATAACTATGAGCAGCACATCTTGATGAATGTCGTTTCTCCGGAAATGTTCGGAAATACGCTCAATGACACTAACTTTCGTCAGATAGAGCGTCTCTTCGAGCATCTCATCAACGCTGTACGTCAGATTAAACTGACATATGCCATAGCGTTCCCTAAAAATTCAAAGCATATTAACTGATTTATATACAGATGACATCGACATTCAACTCACTAGGAATAGATAATTTGCGATTCTTTACCGGAGACGGTCACGAAATCATTATGCAGAAGTTATTCTCTGCCAGATGGGAGATTATCCCCAATGACAGGGTGTTCTCTGCTTTCTATAAGAACCCTTATGGTCACTTCGAATTGTCTCCGAAGAAAGACTTGTCGTACTTGATGGACGATGAGCACGCAATGCCAGATGGAAACTTTACGCTTTCCGGTGCT